AGTTATTAGCAGCCTTCGCAGCAAGTACAGGACATACTCACGATGGCACTACAGCCGAGGGTGGTCCTATTACAAAATTATTAGGAACTTCAATCACAATAGGTGATGGCACTGCTGGTTCAGATATAGCAGTAACATTTGATGGAGAAACATCAGATGGTGTATTAACATGGAAAGAAGACGAGGACTATTTTGAATTTAGTGATGACATACTTGTTGCTTCTACAGAGAAGTTACAATTCAGAGACACAGCTATATACATCAATTCAAGTACAGATGGACAATTAGATTTAGTAGCAGACACAGAAATACAATTAGCTGCAACAACAATAGATATAAATGGTAATGTAGATATATCAGGCACAATTACAATAGGTAGTGCAGGTATATCTGAAACAGAATTAGAAGTTCTTGATGGTCTTACTGTAACTACAGCAGAAGTAAATATACTAGATGGTGATACAAGTGCTACATCAACGACTGTGGCAGATGCAGATAGAGTTGTACTAAACGACAACGGAACTATGGTGCAAGTAGCAGTAACAGACTTAGCTGCTTACTTTGATGATGAAATAACTGCAATGCCTAATCTTGTAACTACTGCTGCTACAACAGTGGGTGCATTAAATAGTGGTTCTATTACAAGTGGTTTTGGTAGTATTGACATAGGTTCATCTACAATAACAACCACAGGATTAATAACAGGTGGTTCATTAGATATAGATGACGTTGTTATAAATGGTAGCACTATTGGTCACACAGATGATACAGACCTTATAACTGTAGCAAACGGTATAGTAACAGTAGCAGGTGAAATATCCGTAACTACATTAGATATTGGTGGTACTAACGTAACATCTACTGCCACAGAATTAAATTTATTAGATGGTGTATCAGGATTAGTACAAGCTGATTTTACAAAACTAGCTGCAGTAGATGCAACAGCAACAGAACTAAACATTATGGATGGTGACACTTCAGCATCATCAACTACACTTGCAGATGCAGACAGAGTTGTGGTCAACGATGCAGGTACAATGAAGCAAGTTGCACTAACTGATTTTGAGACTTATTTTGAATCTGCACTAGATACATTATCAAACGTAACAACAGTAGGTGCATTAAACAGTGGTTCAATAACAAGTGGCTTTGGTGCGATAGATATAGGTTCTAGTAACTTAACTGCAACAGGAACTGTATCTTTAGGTGCTACATCTTTTAATGACAATGCTATCACTAACGTAGGTGATATTGCACTTGATTCTATTAGTGCAGATGGAACAGACATTAACGTAGCAGTATCAGACAACTCAGGAACTGCATTTACAATTAAACAAGGCTCAGATGCTTATTTAATAGTAGACACAGGAAATAGTAGTGAGTCAGTATCTATCGGTACAGGTGTATCAGGAACTGCTATAACATTAGGACATAGCACATCTGAAGTAACTGTGGCAGATAACTTAACTGTTACAGGTGACCTTACAGTATCAGGCACAACAACTACAGTAAACTCAACAACTGTAAATCTAAATGACCACAATATCGTATTAGATAGTGGTAACAGCACAAGTGCAGTTATCAATGGTGCAGGTATTACAATAGAAGGTGGTTCAGGTGATGATGCTACATTTACATATAATACCACAGGACCTCAGTTTGAATTAAAGTTAGGTTCTAGCTTTGAAGATTTACAAACTGCTAAATTAACTGCATCTGAACTAGATATATCAGGTGATGCAGATATTGATGGCACACTAGAAGCAGATGCTATAACAGTCAATGGAACTGCCCTTAACACAGTTATTGCAGGTGTTACTGTTACAAATGCAACTAACTCTGCTCATGTATTAGTTACAGATAACGAAAGTACAAACGAAGAAAACTTAATTACCTTTGTGGAAGATGCTACATCTAGCACAGGTAATGTTGGTTTGGAGATGGATGGTAACTTAACATACAATCCAAGCACAGGAAGACTAACAGCTACACAATTAGCAGGTACACTTCAAACTGCTGCTCAGACTAATATTACATCACTTGGTACGTTAAGTGCTCTCACAGTGGATAATATCGCCCTTAATGGCACAACTATAGGGCATACAGATGACACAGATTTAATAACACTAGCAGATGGCATAGCGACAGTTGCAGGAGAGATATCTGTAACCACTCTTGATATAGGTGGTACAAATGTTACTTCAACTGCTGCTGAATTAAACATCATGGATGGTGGTACTGCTGCTTCTTCTACAACATTAGTAGATGCAGACAGAGTGGTAACAAATGACAATGGTACAATGAAGCAAGTAGCATTGACAGATGTGAAAACATATTTAAGTAGTGCAGGATTTACAACAGATGACCCAACAGCATTAGCTATTGCATTGGGCTAATTTTACTTGACAAATTGCTAAAAACAAGTATAATTATATAGAGGAAAAATAAAATGGCAAACACATTTAAAGTAGTCACATTCGCTGCCGAGCCTGCTAGTGCAGGAACTCCGTATACAATATATACAACTCCGAGTAGTACAACTACAGTAGTGATTGGACTTATACTTACAAACATACACACATCTCAAGTAACCACAGAAGTAGAACTTGTATCTGATACATCAGGTGGTGGTAGAGCAGCGACCAACGGAACATCTTTCTTAGTCAAAGATGCACCTATACCTGTAGGTTCATCACTAGAACTACTGACAGGTGGTAAGGTCATACTTGAGACAACAGATGCACTCAGAGTAGACTGCTCTGTAGCAGACAAATTAAGTGGCACACTAAGTATCATGGAGATAACATAATATGGCATACATTGGCAACAACGTACCTGCTAACTTCCAAGCTCCACCTGCAGTCGTAAGATTCAATGGTGATGGTTCTGATACAACCTTTGCACTTGGAAGGACAATAGGTTCAGTGCAAGAGATACTTGTAAGTGTTGATGGTGTTGTCCAAGATAGTGCAGCTTACACTGTACCTGATGGCTCAACATTGACATTCTCGGCTGCACCTTCAAGTGGTACAGGCAATATCTTTGTGTACTTTCTTGAGTTGGCTGCAGGAACAATTACACCTACAAGTGAGTTCAAGGGTAACTTTAAGAATGGTGGTATGTTCAGAACTAATGCACAAGCGTTAGATACAAACATAACAATACTTGCCACAGAGAATGCACAGGTAACAGGAACACTAACAATAAATAGTGGTAACACATTAACTGTCAATAGTGGTGGAAGGTTGGTGATATCGTGAGTACAATCAAGGTAGATACAGTCCAAAGCAGTGGTGGTGGTGCAGTTACGCTCACTCAACAACAGGCTACAAAACACTGGGTAAACTATGATGCAGTAGATAGTACAGTAGATGGTTCGTTTAACCAAAGCAGTCTTACTGACCATAGAACAGGTGATTTTACTTCTATATTCACAAACAATTTTACTTCAGGAACAAACAAATGTCATTTTGCATCTGCAATTAATTCCACTAGTGGTGGTGCTGACAGAGTTTCTGGGGAGACTAGGTGTGGGGTAAATGCAAATCTTGGACACGTTCAAAGCGATGCAAGTATGTCTGCACTATCTACATCACAAATTCAGTTTTTTACTGGCTTTGGTGCAAATGCTTCGGAAGCTGGGTCTGAAGATGATTTAAGTGCAAGTTATTGCATGACAATAGGAGACTTAGCATGAGTACAGTAGTATTAGACACAATCACAGGCAAGTCCACTGCAACAACAGTAACTATTGGCTCAACACCTGTAGTTAGTGCAAGTGCAAACTCTATGACTATTAGAGGTGAGGGTAGCAATCAGACAAGTATTCAGCAAGGGTTGGCGAAGTGTTGGGCAACTTCAAACACAGCAGGTTCAGCAGTATTAGATAGTTTTAATTTAAGCTCATTAGGTGATACAGCAACAGGAAAAGAAACTAGAAATTTTACCACTAACATGGCTAATAATGATTATAGTGCTGTTGCTTTGACTGGAACTGGCGATAATAATGGTAATCATAATCCTCTATTGAATAACACAGTAGCAACTGATTCTTATCAAGTTTGGGCATATAACCAAACAACTCTAACAGACAACCCTGTTGCAAGTACAGTAAATGGAGACTTAGCATAATGGCAAACGGAACAATAGCATTTGATACATTACAGACAAGTGGACAGATAACAGGTACAGCTAGGTCTTTGGATACAGATTATGTTGTGAATGGTAGTGCAAAGGTTTGGGTAAACTATGATGCTACTGCGTCATCAGATTATGTAAGAGATAGTTTTAATGTGGCTTCTACTACAGATGGTGGTACTGGTTCGCATGATATTTCCTTTTCTAATAGCACAGCTAGTGTTAATTATGCAGGAGTGACTAATGGACACAGAGATGACAATCAATCTATAAGTATATTACAAACGAGTGATAATTCAACAAGTAGTTTTAGATTTAAGTTAAACGCTTTTAGTAGTGGCACGAATACTGATTCTGATTCTGCTTTTGGAGCAATTTTTGGAGAACTTGCATGACAATAGAAACACCTGAATTTCAAGGCACACATCTTTGGGATAGACTGTGTTGGGCAAAAGAAAAGCTAGAGCCACACAGAACAGAATACTGTGTTGTATGGGAAGACCCAGAGACACCTGATGAACCTGCAAAGATTACACACCCTGACCCTAATTGGATGGCTTGTGCATTGCAAGGTGGCATATTACCACCTGTAGAGGTTTATTGGGAACTCAAGAAAGATGAAGATAAGCCTGACTTTGTAAAACATACAAGAGGTTACTTGTTGCATAATACAAAGCCTATTGAAGCAATGACAGAAGAAAGAGCAATAGAATATCTTATTATGAAAGACATACCACAGCACGTATGGCGAAACTACGACAAAGCCAACAAGCCACGTATGGTCATTTGTACTAAGTCACAGTTACCAAGCACGAGAGTGTGGCGAAATGCTTGGAAGATTAATGAAGACATAACCACGCATAACGAAGAAGCTGCTTAAAGGAGAAACTAATGGCAACAACAAACATCGTAGACAAGGATGGTAACACTATATCTGCATCAGATGCAACTGTTCCATCAGACAGGCACTTCAGAGGTGCTTGGACATTATCAGGTACAACTATAACAGAAGACTTAGCAACAGCTAAAGATATCTTCAAGGACAAGATAAGGGAAGTAAGAAAGCCTTTACTTGAAGCTGAAGACGTAGTGTACATGAAAGCAATGGAAGCTGATGATTCATCTGCAAAATCTGCAAGTGTAACTAAGAAAACTAATCTTAGAAATGCACCTGCTGCAAGTGCAATCACTAATGCTTCAAGTATATCTGCACTCAAGGCTGCTTGGGATACAGATTTATTAGGTGACAGTCCATACGCATAGGGAGTAACGGATGGCTTTAACTAAAATAGGTAAAGAAGGTATCACAGGTATATCTAATGCTAGTAATGCTAATGCTATTACGATAGATTCATCAGAACGAGTTATGATTGGCACAACTACTGAAGGCGATGTAAATGGTGATGATTTAACAATCGCAACAACTGGAGCAACTGGAATAACAGTAAGGTCTGGCACTTCTTCAGATGGGCATCTTTTCTTTTCAGATGGAACATCTGGTGCTGATGAATATCGTGGATATTTACAATATAACCATCAAAATGACAGACTTAGTTTTGGTACTAATGCTGTTGAACGTATGCGACTTTTTTCTGCAGGTGATATTACATTTGGTTGCACTGCTCTTCCTTCTGATTCTGTTGGTGGTGCAGGATTTGAAAGTGCTAGTAGCAGTAGAATGATTTTAAAGTTAGCATCTACAACTACTTCATTAACAAATTTAGCTCTTTTTTATAATCCAAATGGCAATGTAGGTGGAATTAAAACTGATGGTTCAGCGACAAATTTTGCTACTTCCTCTGATTACAGATTAAAAGAAAATGTATCTTACAACTTTGATGCAACTACAAGATTAAAACAACTCAAGCCATGTAGATTTAATTTTATTGCAGATGCAGATACTACAGTAGATGGTTTTATTGCCCATGAAGTTTCAAGCATTGTACCTGAAGCAATAACTGGTGAAAAAGATGCAGTAGATGCAGATGGTAATATTGACCCACAAGGCATAGACCAAAGCAAACTTGTACCTTTATTAGTAAAAACCATACAAGAATTAGAAGCTAGAATTACAGCATTGGAGAGTGCATAATGGCATACATAGGAGTCAGTCCGTCTAACGGAGTACGAAACAGATACCAATATCAAGCAACTGCAGGGCAGACTAGCTTCAGTGGTTCTGATGCAAACTCCTTGACACTTACCTACACAGATAGTTTGTACCTAGACGTATATCAGAATGGTATATTGCTTGTTCCGGGAGATGACTACACAGCAACTACAGGTACAACTGTCGTACTTGTACAAGCAGCGAGTTTGAATGACATCGTAGAGATGGTTGTATATGATGTGTTCTCTGTTAATGAAACGTACACTAAGACTGAATCAGATAACAGATACCCATTCAAAGGCAACAACTCAATCATCAGATTAAATGGACAGACAATCAGTGCAGACATTACAATAGACAGTGATGAGAATGGTGTATCAGCAGGTCCTATAACACAGTCAGCAACAGTTACTGTTAATGGATATTGGAGTATTGTATGACAAGTCAATTAAATGTAGATACCATTGTAGATAAAGCAGGGTCAGGTGGCACGAATGTAAAGGTTGCTAACACCTCAACCTATGTGTCTGATGGTGGTGCAGTAACACAGAATACTGTGCAGGGAATAGGTAAAATGTGGTGCAGTTTTAATGGTGAAGGAACTATAGCAATTAGAGATAGCTTTAATATTGATTCTTTAACTGATAATGGAACTGGAAGTTATGACCAAAATTTTACAAATAATATGGTAAGTGATACATGGGCAAGTTCTATAACTGCTAATGTTTTTATGAGTCAAATAGACAGCAATCCAAACACATCACAGCTACACGCAACTACACGAAATGTTAGTAATTCTGTTACTGACTGTTCTTACATACATAGTCAAATAGACGGAGACTTAGCATAATGGCTAGTGAACTTAAAGTAGATAAATTTACAGGTGTAACCACAGCAGGTTCTATATCTGTTACAGGTGAAGGCAATAGTACAACAACTAATCTGCAACAAGGGTTAGCTAAAGTTTGGTTTCAAATTATTCAAGATTCTACACATAGCATAAATGATAGCTTTAATGTAGGTAGCATAACAGATGCAGGTGCAGGTGAAACTACTGTGACCTTTTCAAACGTAATGGCTAATGATGATTGGTCAGGAGTTCTTACTGCTCAAAATTCCAATAATAGACGAGCCATGAGTAATGCACCAAGCACCACAAGAATTAAAGTAGAGGTTTATGCAGTTTCAGCAAATAGCACTGCTTCCGATGCAACTGGTGGAGTTTCTGGAACAGTACACGGAGATTTAGCATAATGGCTAGTATATTAAGAGTAAACACATTAACAGATGCAAGTAGTAATAATTCTACTGCTATGAGTACAATCAATCAGGGTACTGCAAAGGCTTGGGTTGCAGGAGAAGCAGATGCAACAAGAAGTGATTCGTTTAACATGAGTGGTTCTACAGACCACGGAGATGGAGATTTTAGTTATAATTTAAGTAGTAATTTTGCTACTTTACATTATGCCCAATCTGGAATAGTTGAAGTATCAGCAGATGCTAAAACTCTAATAAGAAATACGGATAGACACAGCACATCTGTTATAGCAGTAGAAGTGGTTAATAATTCTAACACTAATCAAAACTATGACCACGATGCACTTGCACACGGAGACTTAGCATGACCAAAGCAGCAGAATTAGCAAAGATGGGTGAAGTCCTAACCAATAGTCAGATTGGTGGGCGAAGGAATATTGCGTATAATGGTGCAATGCAGGTGGCACAGAGAGGTACAAGTTCTACTGGAGTTGGTGCTAGTAATGGTGTTTATCCAACTGTAGATAGATTTATATTTGAGGCAGGAAATACAGCAGGTCGTTTAACCATGACCCAAGAAACTATATCAGATTTAAATGGCTTTACTAAAGCTATAAAATTAGCTTGCACAACAGCAGACACTTCCATAGCAGCAGATGAATTTTTGATGTTAGGTCAAAGATTTGAAGGACAAGACTTACAACAATTAAAAAAAGGTACATCTGACGCAGAAAAAGTAACTGTTTCGTTTTATGTAAAAGGTAATGCAAATGCAACATACACTTTAGAGCTAAGAGACAATGATAATAGTAGGTCTAACTCTCAAGAGTTTTCTGTTACGACATCTTGGAACAGAGTAAGTATGACTTTTGATGGTGATACAAGTGGTGCTTTAGACAATGATAATGGTTTAAGTTTAAAATGTAATATTTGGTTACATGGTGGTTCTACTTATACTGGTGGAACACATACATCAAACACTTGGCATGGAACAACAAATCAAAGAGTTGGAGATAATCAAACATCTTTTTTTGATAGCACAGATAGAACATTTTTTGTTACTGGTTGGCAAATGGAAGTAGGCTCTGTAGCCACACCATTTGAGCATAGGTCATTTGGGGAAGAGCGACAGCTTTGCAGACGTTATGCATACGTAGCTGTGGCAGACCAAGCTTATGCACATTTTGGAGGAGGTTTTGCTGCAAGTGCTACTGTAGCATATGCAGACGTTATCATGCCTGTTGAGATGAGAACAAACCCTTCTGTAACAACAAATGGTAACTTTAGAAATTATGCTGACGATGGTGGTAGACCAATAACATCAGGTCCTACTCTTTTAAATGCTGGAAATAAAACAAGGATTAGCTTTCAATCAACATCTGGTACTGGAATGAATGATGGTGATTTTATATTTTTAGGAGCTAACAATGATGTAGATGCTTTTATGTTGTTTGATGCAGAACTTTAGGAGGTTACAATAGAAATGAATATTACTTCAGCAAAATATATAACAGATGAAAACGGAGATAACTGTATCATAACTGTTGTCCTTGATGGAACTACATGGTCAGTACCCATAGACCCTAACAACAGACACTACCAAGCAATCCAAGAATGGGTAGCTGAAGGCAACACAATACAAGAAGCAGACTAATCATGGAAATTGACGCAATGTTATTTTGGAACATAATCCTGACTATGGTCGTTGTACCATTTGGTTGGGCATTTAACAAAATGTTCCAAGAGGTCAAGCGTATAC